CGCGAATGAAGCCGCCGAGGATGAGTTCCCCTACATTCCGCTTGTTGCGCAAGGTCTGAAACCTATCGGAACGGTGCTGAAAATCTACGACCGCAATCCTCACGAATGCGGTTCACAGCCACTCACGAAGACCTTTTGCCATGTCGTCACCGACGACCGCATCCTCATCACCGATACCAGCTACACGGCGGGCGAGCCGGTCTGGGTGGAGTTCTCGCTGCCTCAGCCGAAATTCACAGCGACCGCTTTCAACTCCTCCACCGCCTATGCAGCGGGCGATCTCGTTTACTACAACACCACCGGCGATTGCTACGAGGCCATCGCCGACACGACCGGCAATCTCCCGACAAATGAGGAGTTCTGGCTACGCCATCGCATCCCGGCATTCCTTGCCGACTACCTCAAGTTCTACGCCCTCGCTGAAACGCTTTCCGAGGACGGCCAGATGGACAAGGCCAACTACCAGTTCTCCCGAGCCGAAGGAATCCTCCAGCAAAGAATGGACGACGCCTGGCTGCGCAAAGGCGAGGTGCGACGCTACTCCGCCAGCTTCCAATAACCCCCTATTGACACCCTTCACCATAATTAAATTAACGACATGAGCAACCCCACCGTCCAGATCGCCGCCCGCAACACCGCTGGCATTGTCCAGCCCGTCCAAGCCACGCCGGATGGGGCTCTGCGGGTGAGCACAGGTTTTCCGACTCCCGCTTATACGAAGTATGAAAATGTTCGTTTCACCTCCCCCGCGACGAACAACACAAGCTATGTCGATTTCACTTTCAACGGCACCTCGGTAGCCCTAATCGTGAATACCTATTTCGGAGCCAATCCCCCCACGGCCGACAACGCGGAGATCCGCAGCGTCGAGATTAAATTCCCGCCCTACGCGTAAATGTCGCAGGTTTTTTTCAATCCCCTTTCCGGCGCAGCGCAAAACATCGCTCTGCCCCAGCTCGACTCAGCGGGCCAGATCAGTGGCTCGATGATTCCTGACGACTTTGACGATGTGCAGAGGTTCCCGACCCTAGCTGATTTCCCCGCCGAAGGCGTCGTCGCCCGCATCTATTTTTCAGCCGACAACAATGTCCCACATCGTTGGGATGTCGAAACCCTTTCCTACATACCCATCGTCGCCGATTCGGACGGCGGTGAGTTCTAGGACTAACCCCGCAGTAACAACCCCCCATACCCCTAAAACATTATGGCAAACATTCGCATCAAACGCAGACTTACCGGCGCAGCCGGAGCCCCCTCCAGCTTGCTTTCAGGCGAGCCAGCATATAACAAAGTTGACGGCATTCTCTACATCGGCGACGGCTCCGCAGTCGTGCCAGTCGGTGGTGCCCACTACGCGACCGCAGCCGCTCTCGCTACCGAGACCAGCAATCGCACATCGGCCATCTCCTCGGAGAACGCCCGCGCCACCGCAGCGGAATCCGCACTCGGAACCCGCATCGACAATGTCCTCAGCAATGTTGACGGCGCAGCCCTCGACTCCCTCACGGAAGTTGTCTCGGCCTTCCAATCGGCAGACAGCACGCTGAATGGTGCCATCACCAGCCTCGCTTCCAGCGCCTCCTCGGCCCTCACAGCCGAAGTCAACCGTGCGACCGCAGCCGAGCAAGCCCTTGATGGCCGTGTCACCACAGCCGAGAGCGACATTAACGCCCTTGAGTCCCGTGCCACCAGCATCGAAGGCGCTGCCTCGACCCTCGCAGGCCGTGTCACCACAGCAGAGAATGACATCAATGCCATCGAGTCCGCAGCGACAACTCTCTCTGGCCGTGTCACCACAGCCGAGAGCGACATCGACTCCATCGAATCCGCTGCCACCACCCTCGCGGGTCGTGTGACCACAGCCGAGTCCGACATCAACGCCATCGAGTCCGCCGCAACGACCCTCGCCGGTCGCGTGACGACTGCCGAAGGCAACATCACCTCCGAAGCCAGCACACGCGCTTCGGCCGACTCAGCTCTCGATTCGCGTCTGGACGCGATTGAGGCAGAAATCGACGGCGGCAGCTTCTAATAGCTCCCCTCCCTCCCCACAGCGGTGGCGCGGTTCATCCCGCGCCATCGCTCCACGGGGCCCCTTTCTTAAAACTTAATCCTTAAAACTTAAAACTTCTCCATGGCCACGGTCATAAAACTCCTGCGAAGCACGGTTCCAGGCCGAGTCCCCACCGCCGCGCAAGTGGCCCAAGGCTCCCTTGCCATCAACTTGGCCGACCGCCGACTTTTCAGCAAAGACCACAACAACGAAGTTTTTAGAATAGCCCGCCCCCGCGACCCCAGCGACTACCAGCTCCTCCACGCTGCGGACGGTAACCACCTCTACCTCGGCCGCCTCGCTTGGACCGATTACCCAGCCTCCGGCCCAGCCGAGGACGCCGCAGAGTGGACCATCTACCGCATCACCACCGACTCAGCCGGAAATGTCACCGCCGAGCAATCGGCAGTCGGCGCGTGGTCAAACAAGCAAAACCTGACCTTCGCATGATCACGCCTCTCTACGGCCAACTCTCCCCGCTGCGCGTGCCGACCACGATGCGCCGGGTATCTGACGACAACGACGCGAACGCTTACCTGCTTGCCGTAGAGTCCGCCGACGGTCAACAACTCGAATCCGGAGTCATCTCGGCTGTCGAAGCATTCATCCTCGGTTGCAAAACCGACGGCATTTGGACCGCCCTTAAAGCCTCCTGCATTCTCGCTGGCGCTCGCACGCTCTCCGGTGCGCTCGTCCCACTCGTCGGCACGGCTCCGACCAACGCAAATTTTGTCAGCGGTGATTACAACCGAGAAACCGGACTACTTGGAAACGGTTCGACCAAGTATCTAAATTCCAATCGCGCCGGAAATGCTGACCCGCAAGATAGCATTCATCAATCTGTTTTCTTAAACACATTGAGTGCAACACAATTTCAAGCATTCATTGGCGTTGGCGCGTCTGTAACTGGCGCGACACAACTTATAAAAAATGTAAACCATGTTGCTAGAAATAGATCAAACTCAGCTATATCAAGTAATAGTTTAGTCACAGGGTTTTTAGCGTGTCGCAGAAGCTCTTCTACATCGGTCAGCATAAGGCACAATAATTCGACATCAAGCGCATCAATAACAAGCCAGGCATTTTCAGACCCATCCGCGAATCATTATATTTATGCGCGAAACCAATTGCCTGGGGCAGGGTTAGTTTCCGCAGCCAGAATCTCCTTCTACTCCATCGGGGAATCGCTCGACCTCGCCGCCCTCGACACCCGTGTATCCAACCTCATGACCGACCTCGCCGCCGCCATCCCATGACACTCGCCGACCTCATCACCCAGCCTGTGAGCTACACCGACGCAAAAGACCTCGCGCTCGTTTTCTCGCCCGAACTCGCCGCGCAACTCGCCGCTGTGCAAGCCGAGCATGGCAACCCGCGCCATGTCGCGTCGCCCGTCCCGCTCACCGATGGCCAACTCATGCTCTGCGCGGATCTCCTAACCGAAGTCGGCCCCGGCGGCATCTACTCCGGAGGGTTCGCGCACCTGCCCGCCGAGCTTTTCCCATCCGTGGAAGTCCTCCCGATGTCCGAAGTCCTCCCGCTCCTGCCCCAACCCGAAGAAGAAATCTAACCCAACCCACACCCATGCTCGAACAAGTCTCCACCTCCGTTAAATTCCTCGCTTTCTTTACAGCGTCGAAACAAGGCAAAACCGGCCTCACCGTCACGGTCGATATCTACAACCCAAGCGGCACGCAGATTGTGACCGCAGGCAGCGCCACCGCCCTCGGCGGCGGGTTGTATTCCTACACGCTATCAACCGACAATTCCTCGGAGGGCGAATACGCAGCGATCTTCAAAACCACCGACTCAACCGTGGATGCCCAACACATCCCAAGCCTCTGGGTCCTCGGCCGCGCAGGAGTCGAAAACCTCGACGCCGCCACCAGCTCGCGCCTGCCATCCAGCAGCTACACCGCCCCAGCGAACTCGGACATCTCGGCAATCAAAAGCAAGACCGACAATCTCCCAAGCGACCCCGCAGATCAAAGCCTCGTCGAGTCCGCCCTCTCCGCCCTCTCGATCCCAACGGTCGTCCAAATTCGCCAAGAGATGGACAGCAATTCCACTAAATTGGCCAATCTGGACACAACGGTGTCATCGAGACTCGCGCCAAGCGGCACGCTGGCCACGGTGACCACCCTCACCAACGCGCCGACCGTCCCAAGTGCAACCGATATTGCCACACAGGTTCGCACCGAACTTGCCACCGAGCTGGCCCGAGTCGATGCCGCCGTGAGCACTCGCCTCGCCTCGGCCTCCTACACGGCACCAGCCAACAGCGACATCGCGGCGATCAAAGCAAAAACCGACAATCTGCCAGCAAGTCCGGCAGCCGTCAGCGACATTCCAAGCGCGAACATCTCGGCCATCAAAGCCAAGACGGACAACCTCCCAGCATCGCCCGCTGCAACAGGAGACATCCCGAGCGCGAACATCTCCGCGATAAAAGCCAAAACGGACCTGCTCAACACCGACCGCTTGGCCCAGGTTTCGACGGTCTCGACCACCGGAGCGCAACTGGCAGCCGCCCTCAGCTAACAATGGACACGCACCAAGCCACCGCCTCGTTCACCGGCCTGCTCGCTACGGCGGGCGGGATCACGGTCTCTATGTTGCCCGAGCTGGAAGCGTGGCTGCGTGTGGCCTCGCTCGTCATCGGCTGCCTCGTCGGTCTCGCTTCCCTCTACGCCATCCTCCGCAACAAAAAGCACCCCCATGAATAAATTCCTCTCGCACCTAAAACAACCGTCCACTTTTCGCGGCCTCGCCGTGCTCGGCGGCCTCGCCGGATTGAGCTTGTCGCCGCAGCATTGGGAAAGCATCGGCAGCGCCGTGGCAGCGGTCATCGCGCTGGTAGAGATTTTCCGCAACGAGAAGAAATGAGTGCACCGGCCAAGGTCTCCGCGATGGCCCTGCTGATCGGATACATCTTTGTGACGATCAGTTTTCTGACCGGCTGCACCACCCTCGGCGTCTCGCTCGAAACCGACTACGGGCGCTTTAGCTACACCCTCCCCGAAATCCCCGCGCTCAAGGACAAATGACCACAGAGGACACAGAGAGCGCAGAGGCGGAACTTAAAACTTAATTCTTAAATCTTAAAACTCCTGATGCTCCCCCCGAGCCGTCCACAACAAGCCAAGTCGAAAACGCAAGCCCTGCTCACCAAGGCCCGCGTGGCCGATGAGGTCGCTCTGGTGGGCATTCGCGGCTACTACCGCGACAGCATGGGAGTGTCAGGCGAGAACGACCGAGGCATCTACGACGACGCCATCTTTCTCATCAGCCCAAACGCCTACGCCACCTTCAATGCGAACACCGATCCCTCGATCCGCCGCGCAGGCATCGCCGTTCTGAAACCCGGCGTGCATCGCTACCGCAAAGGCAAGCACGGCCTCTCAAAACCCGGCGGCGGCTACCCCGCCCTGCGCCCCGCCACGCCTGGCGAACAACTCCCCGTGACCCGCGACGGCACAGGCGACAGCATGGGTATCGCCATCAACATCCACAAGGGCGGCACCCGCACTACCAGCAGCGAAGGCTGCCAGACGATCCACCCCAGCCAATGGCCCGCGTTCGTTGCCCTGGTCTATTCCGAAATGGACCGCGCCGGGCAGAAGACCATCCCCTACCTGCTCGTCGAGGAGGAAGCATGAGCCGCCTGCGCAAACCCAAAACCTCCCCACCCAAAGACCGCGAAGCCGTGCTGCTCCAAGTCCGGCAGCTCCTCGCCGAGCATTTCGATGTCGGCCTCTGCATCGTCTCATGGGAAGCGGAGGGCGAGACTTTCTACATGGATTTGAAATTCGGCAACGACTACGCCGCCCGCGCCCTGTGCCGCGAAGCGGACGAAATTTTGTGGCCTTACGAAACCGAAGACGAAGACGAGGAGGACGAAGAATGAAAACATCCTGGAGCAGCATCGCCCGCGAGCAAGCGGACAAAGCCCACAAGACCGAGGTGGACAGCCTCAAAGC